CATCGGACAAAAACGCCTTTGGTATCTCGGATCGCTCCGGGTTCCGCTACCGTCTTCGGGACATGAAGAAGGAGTGGACGGGCGCGCTTGTCGGAAAAGACGAGTTCGAGCCCAAGCACCCGCAACTGTACCCGCCCCGAGTTGGGCCGGATCCCCAAGCGCTTCGCAACCCTCGTCCAGACCAAGCCGAGGCGCTGCAGGTCTACGTCGCTGTGCCGACGGTTGAGGACCCCAGTCTGCAACGGCCGCGCATGCTCGGCGCTGCGGGCCAAGTTACGGTGGTGACGACATGAGTTTTACATACGCGCAGTTGAAGCAGGCAATTCTGGACTACACGGAGAACGACGAGACATCGTTCGTTAACAACCTGCCGTTGTTTATCCGTCAGGCCGAGGAGCGCATTCTCAAGAACGTGCAGCTCAGCCTGTTCCGCAAGAACGTGCAGGCCACGGCCACGATCAGTAACCCGTATCTGGCGGTCCCCTCGGACTACTTGGCTGCTTTCTCGCTCAGTATGCGCGGGGACGACGGCGATCGGTTCTTCCTTGAGTTCAAGGATCCGAGCTTTCTGCAGAGCTACACGCCTGACGATACGACGGTCGGCGCGCCTCGGTACTACGCTGTCTTTGACGTCAGCAACTTCTTGCTGGCCCCGACACCTGATGTGGCGTACACGGCAGAGCTCCACTACTTCTATCGCCCGGCCAGCTTGGCCGCGGGCGCCGAGGATGGAACCACGTGGCTCAGCGAAAACGCAGAGATGGCGATGCTCTACGGCGCGCTGATCGAGGCCTACATCTACATGAAGGGTGAGCAGGACGTCATGGCGTCCTACAACGCGCGCTTCCAAGAGGCCCTGGTCGGCATCAAGATGCTGGGCGAGGCCAAAGAGACGACGGACGAGTACCGCAAGGGCAAAGTCATTAGGGATAAGACCTGATGTTTGAGTTTAAGCTCGATGTCCTCAAGGACCAGCCCATAGTGGGTGTCCGGACCACCAAGAACCGCGGCTTTACGCCGGAGGAGCTTGCTGCTCAGTGCATGGAGAAGGTCATCTCTGTTTCGGAAACGGCCCCTCCGGCCCTTCGAGATCAAGCGCGCGCCTTCTCTAACGACATCGAGAGGCTTGTGGCGTATTATATGCGACAAGCTATTCGCAGCGACCGAACAACAGTGTATAGTGCGCTGACAGATGCGGGCCACCCCGAGCTGGCAGACCTGATAAGGAGACTCTGACATGGCCTTTACTGGCAACTTCATGGCTACGTCCTTCAAGCAGCAGCTGCTGCAGGGCGTCCACAACTTCACCAACGGCACAGGCAATACGTTCAAGCTTGCGTTGTATGACAACAGTGCTTCGTTCACGGCGGCCACGACGGCCTACACCGCGACCAACGAGGTTGCGAACTCTGGTTCATACGCAGCAGGCGGAGGCGCGCTGACCAACGTTACGCCCACGACCAGCGGCACCACGGCGTTCACGGACTTTGCAGACCTGACGTTCACCTCGGCCACCATCACGGCTCGCGGCGCGCTGATCTACAACGACACCGTCGCGGGAGACCCGGCAGTGGTTGTGCTGGACTTCGGTTCGGACAAGGCCTCGACCGCAGGCGACTTCCAGATTGTGTTCCCTACAGCTGACGCAAGCACCGCCATCATCCGTATCGCATAAGGGTTAGTCCCATGGCGAGCATCACTGGCTGGGGACGTGGCGAATGGGGCGAGGGCGCTTGGAACGAGGCGCTCCCTGTTCGTGTGGGCCACGAGGTCCTTGGCTGGGGTGAAGCTGGCTTTGGGGAGACGGCGTGGGGCGGCGAGCGTTCCACCCTGTCACCGATGCTGGGGCAGGTTGGCATTGCCGTTGTTCGTGAGAACATCGCGGTCAGTGTCACTGGTGTTGCGGCTACTGGCGCCGTCGGCGAGGTTGAGGCCAAGGGCAACAACTCCGCCATCGCGGTGGGCGTTTCCGGAACTGGCCAGGTTGGTCAGGTCACGCTCGTCACCGAGCAGACCGTCCCTGTCATAGGCTTGGTCGGCACGTCTGCTGTTGGCGATGTCACGGTCGTCGAGGGCAGCGGGATCAACGTCGATGTCACCGGTGTCGAAGCTACGGGCGCGGTCGGTACAGCTATCGGAGCGGGCAGCGCAGATGTCCCTGCAACGGGGATCGAGGCCACTGGCGGTGTTGGCACAGTCACGATTATTGAAGGCGCGGGGATCGATGTCAACGTCACGGCCCCTGCTCTAGTCGGCGGCGTAGGCACAGCGGCCGTTATCGGCGACTCGACCCTCACGCTTACAGGCGTTGCGGCTACCGCATCGCCTGGCGAAGTATCCATCACTACTTTCCAGCGGATCCCGGTACAAGTCCCCAATATGTTCGCGGCAGGACAGGTTGGCAGCGCCACAGTCAACGCCGCGGCTGTCGTTGTCGTCACGGGCATTGCCTCTAGCGCCTCTGTGGGTTCTGTGCTAGTTTATGGCAACATCGTCCCCGCACCGGGCACATCTTGGTCCGCCGTAACCCCCAGTCCGGGCAGCTCGTGGGCGGAAGAAGTTCCAGTTCCCGGGCAGACTTGGACAGAGATCGCAGCATAAAGGTATCACATGGCTACCTACACAACGAACGGTGGTATTACCAAGATCGCGACGGGTGACGAATCCGGTACGTGGGGCAATACGACCAACCTTAACCTCGACATAATCGACCGCCTGACCAACGGTGTCGGCGCGATCACGCTGTCGGGAACGACGCACACTCTGACGACTTCGGACGGCAGTCTTTCGGACGGCCAGTACCGTGTGCTTGTGCTGGGCGGTACGCCTTCAGGCGCAAACACGATTACTGTGGCCCCGAACGACGCGCAGAAGTTCTACATCGTCAAGAACAACTCCGGACAGTCCGCGATCTTCTCGCAAGGCTCGGGCGCCAACGTCACGGTAGCGGACGGCAACTCGGCCATTATTTACTGCGACGGCGCTGGAGCAGGGGCCGCGGTTGTAGACATTACGGCAACGATTCCCGCTGCGGGTGCACTCCTGGCGGCGAACAACCTTTCGGATGTTGCTGACGCAGGTACGTCGCGCACCAACTTGGGTCTGGCTATTGGCACGGATGTCCTGGCGTTTGACACGAATCTGCAAGCTTTCGTCACTGCGCTTACACTGCCGACCACTGACGGCACGGTTGGGCAAGCGCTTGTGACAGACGGATCGGGCAGCATCAGCTTCGGTGACGCTGGCATTGGATTCGGGAAGGCCGTCGCGGCGGCCCTGATTTTTGGTTAAGGAGAAGCTAGGTGGCAAACCCGAACATAATTAACGTGACCACGATCCTCGGCAAATCCGCCGTGGTCAGTCTCACGACGACAGCAGCAACTGCGGTGGTGAGTAACGCTGCCGCAAGCGGCAAGGTCTTCAAGATCAACTCGCTGGTGGTCTCAAACGTAGACGGCACGAACGCTGCAGACATCACGGTCAGCTACTACAGCGAGGACGACATTGGCGGGACGGCGACTCAGATCGTCAGCACGATCAGCGTCCCCGCAGATGCAACACTTGTGGTCATCGACAAGGGCACCTCGATCTACCTTGAGGAAGACCGTTCGATTGGCGCAACAGCAGGTACTGCAAATGATCTCAAAGTGTTGGTCTCCTACGAAGAGATCAGCTGATAGGAGCCTCTGATGTCTAAACGTACAGGCGGCTTTATAGGCCAAGACGGACTTAATGCACCTGATCCCGCGACAGGGGTCGAAGGCTCTGCGGGTGATGATCAAGCTGGAAATGTAATAGATTTTGTGACTATTGCTAGTAGAGGTAATGCTACAGACTTTGGTAATTTAATTGAAACAAGTTACGGTGGTTTAGCTGGTTGCGGCAATGAGACAAGAGGTCTTATTGGTGGTGGTAATATTGCTTCTGGGCATACAAATGTAATACAGTATGTAACTATAGCTTCTGCTGGAGATGCTACAGACTTTGGTAATTTAACTGCAGCAAGATCACACCCAGCTTCATTTTCAAGTACTACTAGAGGGGTATGGGCTGGAGGTAATCCAACAGGGGCCAGTACTATCGACACAATAGACTACGTGACTATTGCTAATACAGGTAATGCTGCTGACTTTGGTAATCTTTCTGCAGCAAGAGATTTAGCAGCTGGTGCAAGTAGTGCTACTAGGGGTTTAATTTGTAATGGGTTGGACGGAGGTGCATCTCTTAATATAATAGAGTATGTAACTATTGCAAACACTGGAAATACTACAGACTTTGGCGATTCTACTATTTCAAATAGGGCAAGGGCGGCTGTTTCTAGTACTGTAAGAGCAGTAATTGCTGGAGGAATTAATTCCAATGACACAATGGACTATGTAACTATAGCCTCTACAGGGAATGCTATAGACTTTGGAAACCTGACAGCCGCAAAAAGCAGCATGTCAGGAGCTTCTAACTCCCACGGAGGACTATCCTAATGTCTGATAAACGATACCTCGGCAACATCATCACGGATACTCCGACAGCACCTGCTGGCCCTTATCAAGACAGCGCAGCATCTGGCGTGTGGTCACTTGCGGAAGCCTTTGCGTATAACAAGGCGGGGCTGTGGCCTACGGCGGGGAATATTGCTCCCATTGGTGTTTTTTTCGGGAATGTCTCCGACACGAACGCCATAACCAGAGTGGACCTAACAACATCGGGGACAAGCTCTGATTTTGGTAACCAATCATTAAATCGGTATAATCAAAGCGCCTGTTCTTCTGCCACTAGGGG